GGGTAATCCAAAATCCTACCTGCAACTTTCACAGTATCCTCAACCGAGTCGACCACACTCTCAACAACATTAGTCACATCATCAGCCACTTTTGCCACCGACCCAAGAGCCGACAACATCTCTGACTGGTACTCTGGAAATTTCCATAACTCCGTACAATCGCGCCAAGTGCGCAACTGCTCCTCAACGCCAAGCTCCACAAGAGCCGCAGACGCCAAAACACGAAAGTCATTAAAATTATTAGGTCCTGCACCAACCAAACGAAGTAACGTATCGTTCAACTTAGTAAAAACCAATTCTTCCTCAGACATATCACACTTCCTATCCCACTTTAGCGACTTAAAAACCCGCTTCCATGAGATAACACCAAAAAAAGAAAAGCCTGGCAAGGCCGGAATGAACGCCTCCCGAAACTGTCGACTCAAAAAAGAAGCCTCAAAAAGGTTTGACCAATGAGGCTCCCCTCCTTTATCTGCAGACGTCAAACCAAACATCGGGTGACCAGACCTATCCTTACTCAAATAACGCACGAGACTTTCAGGACCAAAACCCGTCTTAGGTCTCGCAACCGTTATGATACAATCATCCCCGTAAGCCTTCAGCCTAACAGCCCCATCAAAAGCACCGAGACTGGCAGGCGCTCTATCTCTTTTCTGTTGTTGCAGAAAGGCATATTTGATGAGAGCCGACAAAAGTATGGTATTACCCATAGTAGTGCCGACTGTCCCAGAGGGCCACACCTGGTTAGTTGTGTACACCAGGTTACCCACTATCTCAGTACGGTACATCTGAGACATCCAAACAGCCTCTCTCAACAAGTCGTTCTCTGAATCACTCGCCACTTTGTTCATGGCCTTAACCAAGCACCAATGCATCATAGGTGTTTGGCCGGAGTCGTAACCATGAATATCGATATCCATGGCGTCAACCCCAACCTGCATCAAGTAGCGCAACATCATCTCGGTGTCATACGACTCGGGGTTCATACCAACAGCCGAGGAACTCACCTTATACCTCAAAAAGAAGTTAGAAAGCATCTCCCCAAAAACACACCTAAAGAGGCACGTGAAGCTTAACGGACTACGCCTGACCAAACGGTTGCGTCGTTGCAAAAATTTGGCCTCCGACATTGGCTCATCTTTGTAAGAGATGGCCCACATGTCATTCGGCATAATGCCCTCCTTAGCTTCGTCATACATCTCACGACACCTTTCTAAAACAACTTCACCAGGCTCCCAAATATCCGGATCGGCGGATATAAGTTTGCACCAGCGCTGCTTACCAGAACCCGATATCGAATATGGGTAACTAGCACTCGAAGACATGTCCAACCCCGTCGTAGGGTAAACACACCGAGGGTGCAAGCTACCAGATATGGTACACTCTATAGGATTTTGACCAGAAATTGAATTACCGCATTGTTCACGAATGGTGTGCTCAATGCAATCAAACAAATCAG